ATATAGTTTTTTTGTTGTACTAACTCAGAACGCATACGTTTTACTCCTAGCTCATAATCTCTAAGAGAAAACTGTGCAGCGTTATCATTACCACGTAATTGATGAGCAAAGTATTTTGCTCTTGCTACAATTACATCGTGAAATCTTTTTGGTATTACAGGAATATCACTAAATGCTGAAAGAGGCTCTGGTTCAAAGAATACACCAAGCTCAACTGCGTAAAAGTCATTATCAGGAGAGGGACATAAAACAAAAGCATCAAAATTAGTTGTAGATATTTCTTCTGGTTTACCAAACCCACTATCAGGTGCAGATAAAGCACGATAGGCTTTTTCTCTTTTTGATGTGTAGTTACGACTACCTCTGTAGTATTCATCTTTGTCTAAGAAATACAGATACTCACCTGACACATCATTTGGAAATACTTCAATAAAATCTATGTCTACGTTTGCAGAGTCTTCATTACTAAGAGTAATAAACGTTTGTTGAGTAGAGGCAGTAAAGCTAGTGGTTTGTATTCTACCTCCACCTACGTTAGATATAGAAAAAGACTCCGATAGGTCAGAGTCTTTGTCAGAGGAAGAACCTGCAAATACTTTTAAAGTTACTGCAGTTGCGCTACTTGTTCCTGAAGAAAAACGCACTGTTATTCTGTAAGTATCATTTACTACAGTGGGTATAGCCTGATCTACTGTTCCATCATTTAGTCTAAGAACACCTGCAGCATAAGCTAAGTTGCCACTAGATGCATTTGATAATGCAGGAGTGCCAGAGGTGCTTGTTCCTGCAGGGTTGGTTGATCTTGAACTCCAATAGTCTGATAGAGTAAATGCTTTATCAAAACTACCATTTGTAATTAAGTTACGACCTATTATAAAAGCAGTATCAAAATCAATATCTGTACAGTCAAGAATGTTACCGCTTGTAGCTGTAGCACTAGAAGATGCACCTGTTAAAGTTTCAGAACTTTGAAATATACCATCCTCTACTTCAAGTATAAGAAAAGAAGGACTAATCTTTCTTACTATTCCTATAGCACTGCTAGTTCCTCCTGTAACTCTTTCGTTCATGGTAAATGCACCTGATACAGAAGATATTTTTATTTTAGTAGGAAACTTGTATTCTCTTCTTCCACCAAACAAAGTATAGTTTACTAATTCATAATTGTATGGCCATTGATTATGCTCATTGTTAATATCACGAATAGCCCTGTTGACATCTTCTCTAACAGTCTTTTGAATACCACGGGTTCCTGATAAACCTACAGCAGAAGCTGCAATTGTAGTTTCATTTAAGTCTAAAAGCACTGCATTTATTAGTTCAGCATAATTCATTTTCTTTGCCCCCACTCTTTATGCAGATAATTTCTTATAAGTTCTATTTTTACTTTAATCATTTTAGCCTGTTCAGAATTAAGTTTTTCAAGAAAGTCCCCCACTTCAACTACATTTTTTAATATAAAAGAACTTTCGTAAGAAGCACAAGAAGACATCCAACCTACAATATTATGTCTAACACCTTTTGTTACTTCTTTAACACCGTGAGGATATATTATAGGAAATATTATCGCTTCACCTGCTGCTAATTTTTTTCCTACTTGTCCTATAGGAGTTTCTACTATAAACTCTCCACCCTCATACTCATCTTGTAAACATATGCTCCATCCATAATCAAAGTACACATTGTTTGATTTAGGAGAAGCTCTAAAAGAATCTATATGTAAATCGTAATAGTCACCTGATTTATATTTATTGTAAAAATTTATTGATACTCTGTTAGGGCAGTAAACACTATCAATATAAAAGCTATCATAAAATCTACTTGATATTAACTTTTTAACTTCATCTGGCACTGAATTAGATTCTGTGTTTTGTTTATTAACACCTGTATTTTTTCCATCTTCATAAGTTTTATCTTTTGGAAGATGATCTAAACAGAACTTTACATCTTCATCATTTAGTAATTTAAAAAACATATTTTACTCCTTCAAAGCAAATCACAACAAAGAGTGTGAGGTTTTTAAAAGGAACCCCACAAAACCTTTAGTGCATTACGTACCCGAAGAAACAGTTGCCGCTTCAGTTAGTGGGTTGCGTGAAATGTCAACCAAACAAACATGAATACGGAAACGTGCAGCACTTTCACCAGACGATCCACCATCAAGGATAAGAGCGTCAATAGTGTCAGCACTTGTGAGGATACGTGCGTTAGAACCTGAAGCACCGACTGCTGCTTCAAGAAAGGGTGTGAACCCTGCGGCAAGTGCAGAACCGTCAACAAAACAGTCTACATCACCACCAGTTATTCCAACATCCAAAGTAATTTGACCATTGCCTCGTGCTTCAAGAACTTCTAAAGCACCTGCAATAATCATGCTATCAGCAGGGACATCAATCAATTGAACAACGTCACCACCTGTGCCACCATCTGCAGTGTCATGGACCTGAGAGGTAATTACATACGGAGTAGGCATACGAGATGGATGACCTACGGTTCCTCCACCTGAAATAGTACGATCAATAGTAGCCATAATCTATGCCCTCCTATTAGCTGTAATCAACTATGCCAAGGACAAGGGCTTCAGGACGAAGTACCTTGCGACCAAAGACATGAAGACCACGTACAACGTCAGCAAAGGAATCAGGATCACGGATGGCCTCTGTTTTAGCAATCTGAGAAGCAGTTGCTGTAGAAGAAATATGACCTGCGAGAACTACGTTCTCTCCTGTTGCGACACCACTCACAGACACCATATCTGTAGTTGTCGTAGCATCTGCAGATTGTCGCAGTGCGTTAGACTTATACAGAGTGAAGCCCATGATTTTTTGATTGGTTACAAGACCATTACGAAGAGGTGATACTTGATCGCCAGTTACTTGAACTTCAACGATTTTAGCACCTGCTTTGTAAAGGTTCTCATAGACACGAGGAGGGGCTACAAACCAACGACCTTCTTCTGGTACGTCTTGCTCGTCAAGCTTACGTGCCATAAGTGCCATGAGGTTTACAACATCATCACCTGCATCTGATCCTGCTACTGTTACAGGAGTACCCCCAGTACCAAGATTAGAGTCAGTTTCAACTGTGCCAGAAGCACCTTTGATACCTGCATTATCAATCATGTTTTGAAGGATGTTTTTGTCAAAATTACGCTTTAGTGAAAAAGCACCAGAAGAGGTTGACAGAGCCTCAAAGTTTACATGAGACTGTCTCTCTTCTATATCGTCCACTTTAAAAGCAAACGCATTGGCCTGATCTACGGTCAATTGAATTTCATCATCTGCGAGGTCTTGCGGAGTGACCACAGAACCACGAGTGTAAGATGAAATGGTGACTGTTGGTTCTTTAATAATACGAACCGTGTCACCAAAGTTCTCAATTTCTCCTGCATAGTCAGTATTTGTAATATCTTCAACTACTGATGCTCTACGAAAAAATTTAAGAACCTTTTGGCTATAGATTTCGGCCTGAAAATTACCCGAAGGTAAACTACCGTATCCGGCTGCAGTTCCTACTGCCATTTTTCAAGCTCCATTAATTATTAACGATACGACCTTCTATACGAGCTTGATCAATTTCCTTTTCATATTTCTCAAACTCGTGTGGTTTTAACCTACGTATCTCTGATGCCGTCCATGTTTTTTTATTAGCTGTAGAATTTGTTGCAACATTAATAGGAGCAGTACGTGTAACTGCCTCTGCTGCTGCAGCGTTTCCTTGCTTACGTGGACGACCACGTTTTGTTTTTTTGCCAATGTCGGCTTTATACAAGTCTAGGACTCGTGAAGCCCATTTAACGTCTGTGCTATTTTTTAAAATGCCATCTGCTATACTAGGTGGCTGCGCTTTGACCCATTCCTTAAATTCATCTGACTGTTTTATTTTAGGAAAGTCATCATGCAGAGCTAGTAATTCTTGATAAGCACTTTTAGCTTTTAGCTTCTCTTCTTGCTTATTAAGACGACTTACTTCTGAACGAAGTTCTTCAATCTCTTTTGTAGCACTACGAGTACTAAGAGCTTCAACTACATTATAAACGTCAGGATAACTTTCTTTAAATGATTCTATATCATCTTCACTAATTGTAGGTTGCGAAGTTTTAGAAACTAAAGCGTCCTTTTCTTCTTTCCACTCATGCAACTTAGAGTCATAGTGTTTTTTTAAATCATCATAACGTTTTTTGTAGTCATGTTCTTCTGTTTTAACTTCAGTCTTTTGTTCTTCAGTCTCCACAGAAATAGTTTCATCTTGCATAAACGTTTGGTCTTCCTCTAGGGTAGCTTCCTCTTGAACTTCTGGAGCATCTTCTTTGTAAACATCTGCTCTGTAAGCTCCTTTGTAAGGGCCTAGATTTTCTTGTTCTACTTCTTGTACTTGTTCTACCATTTTTCCTCCTTGCAGGGCCTAGACAGGGTAGCTGCTTGTTTGGTAGTATCTAACGCAGGGCTGTAAAAACAGGTAGCTGCGATTTTTCAGAAACAAATTATTTTGCTTCTTGAAACTCTTTAAACTTTTCTATCGCCCACCATAGTTCCTCGTGGCGCATCTCTGTATCTTTGTGCTTCAATTTCTTTTACTCTATCTAAACCGGGACGCATACTTCCTTTTGTTTGTCTAAAAGAACCAATACCTCCCACTTCATCAACTGTATCAAAGATATTAAATTGTTCTAATGTAAGTCCCTCGTCTGGATTAGGGGGAGGGTCGTTTTGTTCAACTGCTTCTGCTAAAGCATCTGCTCTCTCCTCTTTAGAAGAAACACCACCCACTTCATCAAATGTATTATTAGAAGGAACACCACCCACTTCATCAAATGTATTATTAGAAGGAACACCACCCACTTCATCAAATGTATTAAAAGTATTTACTTTTTTATTTGTTCTAGATAAAAAGGAGTTTACATTTTTTGCATATCCTTCTTTTCTTTTTGTCTTTTTCTCATCAAAGATTTTTTTAAGTTTTTCTAGGGTGTTTACTTTATATTTTTTAATAAATTTTTTACGATCTCTTTTATAAAGTTTTCTTATAGCTTCATTTATTACTAAAGGGTTTTCAAAAAGGTCCATAAATTTGTTTGCTACCGTTAGTGCATTGTCAGAAGCAAAAGATTTTCTAAGTTTTTTTCTATTTCCGGGACCTATATCAGAATTTTTAGCAATAGGTACCTTTCCTGTAGTTTTGTTATTTATCATATCCATAGCAAAATCAATTTGAGATTCTGCTGAATTTTTTTTGTTTCTACTTGTTAAATACTTGTTATAATCTTCTCTCATGCTACCAGAGAATTGAAAAAGTCCTTTTCCTGCTCCTCCTTTTTCCTGTTTTTCATAATCAAATGAGTTACCAGTTTCATGGGCTATATTTAACATTATACCTGCAACAGCCTCTGCTCTAAGGCCATATTCAGATATTAAATAATCTTCAATACTATTTCTTAAGGAGTCTGCATCTTTTACTTTACTACCCTCATTCATTTTAATCCGCTTACCAACAGCAGCTTGCATTTGTTGTTGTGGACTAGCCTCTTGTTGTTCTTCTTTTCTTTCTGCTAATTTTTTTTCTGTTTGCTTCTTACCACGATTATTAATCTTCTCAAGAAGATCATAACCAATCTCTTCTGCAAGCATTCTTGGTATATATATTTCTTTATTTGATATGGCTATGGGAACCTCACCTTGAACCTGTTGTTGTGGTTGTGTTATTTCAGCTAATTCAATCATAATTCCTGTCCTTTCCTCTAAAGACTTTAAGTTAGGTTTAATTATCCTTTCTATAAAGTCTCCATAACCAAATTTCTTTAAGGCTTCAACATTAACTACAAATGAGTCATTTTGTGCTTCCATAGGTATATCATCAGCAATTCCAGAGTCATCTTTACCTTCTACGTTAATTGGTCCAGTAGTTGCAACAGGTTCATTTGGTTGATCACCAAGAGCCATCATTTGTCGTTCTACTGGTGACATTTCGTCAGTTTGAGGTGCTTCTTGTTCTGGTTCAGTAATTTTTTCAGTAGGTTCTTCCATTGGCTCTTGTGGCTCTTGCACTGGCTCTTGTGGAGGTTCCTCTGTTATTTGTAGGCTAACCCCCATGACAGTGGCTAAAGCACGTATGGCCTCTGGTGGAGTTTGTGTTAAAATTGTTTCCACCATAGATTTTTCTTCTTCAGGAAGAGCTTCAAAGTTTTCAATAAATTGTTGTTCTGTTATTTGCATATTTATTTACCAATTACCATCATTTTCTTCATCAAAGGAATAATTATCATCATAGCCCCCTGCAGCAGCAGCACTAGCACCACCACCACTAGCACCACTAGCACCACTAGCACCACTAGCACCACTAGTACCACTAGTACCACTAGTACCACCACCACTAGTACCACTAGTACCACCACCACTAGTACCACCACCAAATAGCGAATCTCCTAATTGTCCAAATCCTGCTGCTATTCCTGCTAAAGCCTCTTCAATACTATCATAACTAACAGTTGGATCTCCAAACTCATCTATATCTCCAAAATCAAATCTGGCATTATCAGGAATGTCTGGAAGAGTATCAAAAGTCTCACCATAATTAGACATACCATTTATTGATGATAAATAATCAATTCTATTTAATTCTTTTTGAACAGGGTCTTGTGTTATTTCCATCATTTCAGTAAGAGGTTCAGTGGCTAGTAAATCTTGGTTAATCCCAAAAGTGACAAAATTTTCTTGTTGAATGTCTAAGCCTTTACCTATTTGCTCCCTATTATTATAAATATTTCGTGCTATTTCTTCACGCCTGTCTTGAAGAAATGCTTGTTCTTCAGGGTCCATCATATCAAAAAAACCAAAGTCAGGATCAACTCTTGAGTTTCCATGCAATGCATCTGTTATGTTAGCGGCTATACTATTAGGATTACTAAGATCACCCAACTTACCTACATCAAGAGTAACCCCATCAACTGATACTATATCTGTACCATAACCATGACCAACACTAATTCCATTCCCTATTTCTCCAAAACTTCCTGCTCTACCTATTTCAGCTTCTAACTCATATTCTTTTTGTAAAGTTTCAGTAAATCCTGTAACATCTGCAAGCGCAGAGCCTAATGAAATTGCTGTTCCTATACCGGGAACTGCACCGAACATACCCGGAGCACCTGCTAATTTACCTGTACGTGCATCTGTTACATAATTATAATTATTAATACCACGAACTTGATTTATTTGAGGAGTTGCAGTTCCCATAGTTGCTTGGTTACTAAAGGCTGTTACTCCTCCTTTTAAAGTATCAACAGGGTTATTAAGAAAATCAGTTACTACTTGACCTACGTTTTTAATACCCCCTGTTACTTGATCTACAAGGTTTCCTGATAAAAGATTTGAAAGACCTTTTCCTGCTGCTAATGCATTCGAGGCAAAATTAAGTGCTCCAATAGGATTACTTATATCTATACCTTTAGTAAAATTATTAACAGCACCATACAATTGATTTACTGGCGAAACAGCACCTAAAGCTAAACTAGTGCCTACTCCTTTTGCAAGGTCTGATACAGAGGCTCCTCCTATTGCCCCTACAGCTACACTAGGACCAAATCTAGAAACAGCTAAAGAACCTGCACTTGGAAAACCACCTTCAACATTTGGTGTTTCACTAACTGAATCAGAAGATAAACCCAACTCTGAACCAGTAGTTTCTACTACAGGAGGTGATGTTTCTTTTACTGACTCAAAATCAGATAAGTCTACTCTAAGTTGATTATTAACATCTCCTAAGACCTGTTGTCTAAAAGCTTCAATGCTCATAGGATCATTATAATTAATATTATTAATTAAATTTCCATAAGTTTCTTCAATTTGAATATCAAAAGTTGAAGAGAAACTTAAAGGTTGATCTTTACGTTTTTTTACACCTAGCTTGTCAAGGTCTAATGATATATTAGTACCGCCTGTTACATCAATGGTGGCTTCAGGAATTTGCTCCATAGAAATAGGTTTTGGAGCACTTGAAGTCCTTGCTAAAGCTTGTTGAAGTTGTTGTGTGCTAGTCGCCACTCTTTAAATAAACCTTTTGTTGTTCATTAACTTGATCTTTTAAGCTAATTAAATAATCAACCAATTGGAGCTTGCCCTGCAGCCGCCTCATCTCTAAGTCCAATTGTTCCTTCATTAGCTGATCCTGAAGGCTGTTCTGAAGTTCCTGTAGGTGATCCTTCAGGCTGTCCCAAGGGGCTTGGCTGTTGATTAGCGGCAGGAGCACCTTGCACGTTTCCTTGTTGAGCATTTAGTCCTCTCAATACTTCTGCAAATATCTGTGCATCATTTATATCATTTACGAGTAAATCAGGATCAATGTCCTGTGATATTGCAAGTTCTCTTACTAAGTTAGGTATTTTTACAAACGGAGCAAGCATTGGATTCATCACAGTTTGTAGTAATGTTACTAACCTTTGGCTACGCACTTCTTTTTGCATAACAGCAGAAGTTCCTTGTGGTTTAATTTCAAGATCACCTTTAATATCAGGTCTGTCTTGATTAAACTGCATATTCCAAAAGAACATAGACTCTCCCATAGGTTTAAGAAGAAAGTCATCAATATTTTTAATAACAGTTTTAATACTAAGATTAGCACCACCAAGAAGCATACTTAGTCCTGCAGCAGTACGTCCTGTGCCTGACACGCCTGTTTGACCATGCATGATGCTAGGAAGTCCAGTCTCTTCATCTGCTAATTGTCTAGCAGCTTGATACATCTGTATATTTTCAGGAGCAGTATTAGGAAACTTAACTGCATTAATTGCAGTCCCTGTAACTCCTGATTGTCTTCTAAACACTTTGCCGGGGTAAATATCGTAGTTTTGTCCCGGCACAAGTGATGCTTCATCTACATCAAATACCACATTACCTGCAAGAGCTAAGTTATCAATAGCCATACGAATGTGACCATTCATAAGCAACTGTGCATCTTCCATATTTTCAGGTATACCAACTCCAAACAACTGGTATGGATTTATTTCATAAGGAACAGCAAAGAAAGGTATGCGATATGGTGTAAAAGGATTTAACACAAGTCTAAGAACCATGTTACCACAGACCCATGCATTTACTGGCACTTCTGTAAGATCATCCATATCAATAGGAAGACCCATATCTGAAGCTAAGTTTGCATCAAGATTACCCCAATATTCAAGAACTTCAAAACGATCATTACTCTGTTGCACTTCCATATTTTCATTACGAATAGTATCTTCAAAGTATTTGTCATCATAATTAGGACCTTGATCTAAACAGGCTGCTATAGTTTCAGGATTAAAGAAAGGTTTATCCATAAGATCACGCATTTGACTAGGATTAAACCTGTGTCTTTGAACAACATAAGAACAATCATGTACACTTGTAGCAGCAGGATCAGGATAGAAACTCCAACATGAAACAGATTCAAGTCTTGGAACTACCTTTTTGTAAGGCATATATTGTTTATCGTCCCAATTATGAACAGTCTTTGATTCATTAAGAGGTCCTTTTACAACTCCTGTACCTAATAAAGCACATTCAAATATAGAGTTACGGAAAACATTTGTTGCATTGTTTTCGTGAAGTTGATCGTGTATTATTTTTTCTAACAAACGTGCAGTTTCACGAGAAGGGCTAATGGTAGGCTCTCCTATACGACTAGGCCCTTCAGCAAGGTTAGCCCCCTCATATTTATCTTGCAACCCTCCTAAAAATGTAGCTTCAGTTGCTCCCGGCTTTAATTCTTTACCATCACCGGGAAATCCAAAAGGACTTTCAGGAACTTCTTCTTGTTGTGCCTGTCCTGTAGTATCAAGATGTGCAAATTCTGCTACTCCCTCTGGAACAGGGCTTGATTCAACTACAATGGGAAACTTCTTGTTTGCAAATAAAACATCAACTATTTGCCCATAAGCAGCAAGAACTTTTGTTTTTGTAATCTTTAAAAATACTCTGCTTCTTTCAGAATCACGAAATTGTGTATCCCCATCATAGATACCACGAAAGTTTTTATATGCTTTTAGCCAACGTTGTTCATGCTGATAACGACCTGTTTCAGCATCTTCAAAACGTGACCTTACTGTTTGTGCTACATTGGTAGCAGTCTCATCTATAAAGACTGCACCAACTGCATCTCCTAGTGGCGAATCAGCCATGAGGTTTCCTTTTTATTAGTAGTCGCGTTGCTCTGCAAGTGAATCAAAGTTAGCATCAATCATGTTCTCACCTTTACGTGGCATATCTACCTGTAAAGCTTCACGATCAATAGGACCCACTAGCATTTGATCTAGCCCTTCACGAAACAATTGTGCTTCATTTTCACTTGATAGTTCACCTTGTTTTTTCATCATTCCCATGATGTATCCTGCGTCATTATTGTAATTCATAGCTTTCTCCTTTTAGTAGCCAAATACAGAATCAAAAGCTTGAGGTTGTTTTTCTTTTATCTTATTCATCATAGAATTAATGGTAAGATGTCCTCTAGCTCTAGTCATGCACATATAGCGCAGTGCATCATACGCATGGTCATCCGCTTTTGTATCTACATCTTCAGGATTAGACTTAGATAATGGAAGACTAGATAGGGTGCGAATGAGGTCAGTGCAAGTAGAAAGTATTTTTATTCTTGGTTCCTTACTAATAGGATCAAGTTGTAATCTACGATGCAACTCCATTTTTCCTGCTAACCTGTTACGATCTGAGGGGGTAAACCTAGCACCACAACGTATTAAAGTTTCTGCAATACTAGGCCCTGTGCCTGTTCTATTCCAACACGAAGCATCAAGAACAGAGTGATACATTTGAGGATCATCCCCTTCAATATTGATAATTATGTTTGCAAGGTTTTCAGCAGTTTGTCCTTTACCATAAAATTCTTTGTAAATCCAAAGAGTATCATCCCAATCTAAAGCACCCCAAAGTACGCAAGCAGGGGCAGAGTATCCATAATCTGCTGCACGAAGTCGAAGCCAGTTAGTAGGTATTTGAACTTGAGATGCTTCAACAACATGAATGCCTCTTGAAAACTCTGGGAAGGCTGCTCCCTCTGCAACATCCCAATCCCCGTCAAGAAGCCTTCTTCTTTCCACTTCTGGGAGAGATCTTAGCATGGCTTCATATTCACCACTTTCTGCTAAGTAGGGGTTATCAGTCAACCTTGCAGGAATAAACTTACGAAGAAATAAAGGTTGACCTGCTTTTCCATTTGGTGCTGACTCAGGCCACACTAAAGGATGACCAGTTTCAACGTCTGTAGCTGCAAATGGTGTATTAGCAGGGGCAGGATCAATATACATTTTCTTAACCCACCATCCCCCTACACCACCGGGGTTGCCTGTGCAACGCATATAAGCATCAATATCTGAATCAGTGGTACGAAGACGAGAGCGTAAGTATTCCCAAACGTAAGGAGTTGGGTAATGTGTAATCTCATCAATACCTATCCATGTAAACGCTTGTCCTTGATACCTTGTAACATCTTTGTCTTTGTCAAGGTATGAAAACCATGCGGTAGCACCAGATGGAAACTGCCACATCGCTTTGGATTCTCTAAAGACTGCACCGGGAAAAGCTTTTGGATAAAGTTGTTTACTTTTATCAACAAGCTCTGTAAGTTCGTCCAAAGTGCGCCTAATAATAAGAGCACGATGATTGGGGTTATCACAATACCGAAGAAGATCAGCAAGCAAAGCATAAGACTTACCGCCACCTGCAGCCCCACCATAGAAAACATCCCTTTCAGGACTTGCCAAAAAGTTTGTTTGGGGACCTGAATTAGGTTTGAAAACAACATCAGCTTCATTCTCCACAAGTTCTCTTACAGCTTTCGGCACATTATTTAGTGTGCTCTCATCTAATACCTTTGAACCTTTAGAATTAAAGATTGCGTTTTCAACCTTTTTTAAATTCTTTTCTTTTTTCTTTACTCGTTCTCTTGCTCGTTCTGCTTTTTTGGTAGCCGCTTCTCTCGCTTTTTTAGCCTTTGATACACTTCTTTGCGAGACTCTTCTTGCTTTTTCTGCACGAGAAACGTTGTAGTTGCCTTTTTTACCTTCAGCAAGTTTAGGCCGTCCTCTTTTTTTAGTTTCTGTCATTAATCAATATTTAAATATATAACAACGCCTATCGTAATAAGCATACCAAAGAAAGCTGCTATTAGTACGGCTAAACCTATTCCTTTTAGAATCTCTACTTTTTTTCTACGTTTATTAGCTGCTTCTTCTTTTTCTTTTTTTACTAGTAATCTTGCTTCCCTCTCGTACTGAAGAAATTGTTGCCAACTACCCGGATTTCCATATAGCTGCATAAATTCACGAAGTTCTTCACGTTGTTTTTGTATTGTTTGCACATGGATTAATCTATCCATAGCTGCTTGAGAAGTTGAACTTCCCATAACTTTTTGTTTATTATTTTCTTCTTGTACTTGTGAACAACCTCTAGCCCACATACTTAACTGTTTACTGCAATCTGCTACATCACGGCCATTTTGTAAAAGTTGTTTCACTTCTCCAAAGGCTTTATTAGCAAGTGCAATTCCGCTAATTATGGTTACTGGATCAACCATTAATATTTAACCTTACGAGGTGCGCCTCTTTTATTATAAACTTTACCTCCTTTTGCAAAATTTAAATTTAAACCTACTCTTGCTCCATATGAAGGCTTGTTAAATTTATTGTCTGTTATAAACCCTCCGACATCAACCCTTGCTTTATCCGACAATTTTTTTTGTATTCCTGCTCTGTATTGTGTTCCAAAAGGACTCATGCCCACTCCAAAAGAACCTCTTGTTTTCTTATCAAGTGGTATTCCTACTTCAGTATCTAAAAACTTTTTAGATAAATTAACATCAAAAGTTTCCCCTCCAGAACCTGTTACTTTAATTCCTCCTCCTTTTATTTGACCGCTACGTATATAAAGAGGAGCTAGTTGAATACTAGATGGCAAATTTTTATTAATTTGTTCTACAAGTTTATTATAAGCAAATCGTTGACTCGTATTTTGTAAATATTTAGTTTTATTTTCACCTGAAAACAAAACTTGTTGTGTAAGAGCAGTCGCAAGTCTTGCATCTTTTCTAAGCTCTCTACCTGAAAAAGTTTCAGTAGCTCCTATTTCTTTTATTCGTGCTTTCTCATCTACTTCTTGTTCAACTGTTAGTTCAATAGCCTTTGCAACAGTGTTCATGGCTTCTTTTCTCACTTGTGCTTGAGACTTAAATGTAGGAGATTTATAATCTACATACCCTATGTCTTTTGGAAAGTAATCATTACTCATTATGATCTTCCTGTAAATACTTCTCTTACAGATATAAGAATATTGCCATCTGAACCTGAAGTTGTTTTAGCTTGCAACTTATCTCCTTTTGATAAAGTAATACCTAAATTGTCTAGCCTTAAAAAGTCATTACCTGCTATTTGTTTATTGTTTACAATCAAAAATTGTGTAGTAGTTGATCCCTCATAAAAGTACAAAAACCCATTTATATTACTGCTAGTAGTGTTACAAATAATTACAGAATCCACAATAGCTTCAAATTGACCGGGAAGCGTATAAATGTCCACTATGGAATTTGTGAGGGCTTTCGCTACTGATCTTCTTTTCTCTGCCATTAGGTATTTCTTTTTCTAATAATTTAACCGATCTGTATATCTTTTTACCACTTAAAGTATGAATTACCCCTGCATTTGGAAGTATGAGAGGTGATTCTGTTATCTCAATTGAAATGATCTTCATGGTTTATGACTACAGCCTCCTGTTTAGCTTTGTTTGGAAGAAGAACAACACCATGCAATGCGGTAACATTGTGTTCAACTGTTTCTTTTTTACCCAAACCTACTCTGTTTAATATGGACTCTGCAGCTTTTACTTTCAACTCTGCACGAGGAATGTTACCATCATCATCCAAAGCATTTATCAAACCCATTGTAGCTTTCATAGAATTAGCGGCTAACATTTGTTGTGCCGCATCTATTATTTCAGAAGAAAGAGAACGCATAACTGCAGTGCCTGTATCTTTTGCATATCCTGCTTCTCTCAACGCTGCTTGATTATTACCACCGTTTTCAATAAATGCAGCAAGATACGTAGACTGTTTTTCAGTTAGTTCACGTTTCTTTTTCTTTTGCCTAGCTAATAGATTTGATACCATTACGCATATATCTCTTTTGTACTAGTGGTTGCACCTATTTCTTTTGACTGCCCATACCGATCATAAACTGTTACAGAAGATTCAGAAACTGTGGTAACAGGTCCTTCCGTAGAGTATTTACGAGTAACATGAGTTATGTTGTCTCCACCAGAATTAATTGTGTAGCGAGTATAGAACTCCACAGGCTCTACACTTCTATTCATCATTGTATGGTTGACTGGTTCTGTCAAGTTAAGCCATCTTTGTTTTACGAACACCACCGCCCATTGCATAGGCTTTCATTTTGGTGTTTTTACCTCCCATAGCTCGACCTTTAGCTTTCATCTTAGTATTCTTACCACCCATAGCCATCATGCTAGTAGGACGAGAAGTAGAGCCTTGCATCATGTTTTCATCCATTCTGCGTCCCATGTTTGGTGAAGCCATACCTGTCATGCCACCGTACATCATAGGTTTCATTTTGGTATTCTTGCCACCTACTGCTCTGCCCTTGGCCTTCATTTTGGTATTCTTACCGCCCATTGCTTTAAAGCCCATTTTATTACGAACCGTCTTTGACAATTTAGACAAACCTTTATTATCTTCAGGCACATCTTTTAAAGGGCCTCCTTTAGCCATGTACTTGGTATTTTTACCACCTTTAGCCATATATTTACTCTTCTTCATCTTCTTGCTCCTCCGCATATAAATTATTAAACGTTACATTTGGGTCCATGTAACTATCATGTATTTCTGCAGTGTGGAGGTATTGACTTGGTGCAAAATCTGGTGCGCCTTCACCAGTTACCCACAAGGCAGGGTTTGTTGCACGTACTCTGTTGTTTGGTAAGGCAACTATGTTACCTGTAAATTCACCTGCATCTATTAGTTCTAGTACGTGCGATTGTTTATGTTGTGCAGGGTCATCTGAAATATGTGAATCTGTGTAGTCTACGGTAAACATATATCTACCTGTATAAAACTCTCCACCTATCTTACATATCCAAGGGCTAGAAGAAACACGATCTAACACCACTACAGAATGATTTCGTGAAGAACAGTCCCAAGGTTGGACTAAATGGGTTGGCATCATCTCAGGCCACTCTTCAAGGGGTATATCTGCCACTAGAGAGGCTATTGGTAGCCTTGCCCACATAGCACCCCCATGAACGTTCTCCTCTTCATTACAGCCAGTAAAGACTACCTGAAAGCTAAGACTACGATCTGGTATTGTATTTACTGCAAATGCAAGAGCATGAATGTATTCACCTTCATACTTCTCATGGTTGTGTGTAAACTGTTTTCTTACCCAACATTTAAAGTGAGGTATGTTTGATATTAAATACGACATTGAGGCATCCTTTTCTAAACGCCTCCCTTATTATTATTAACAACGCCATCTTTTTCTAGCTTGGCGTAACCTTGAGTTAGGGTTTTTTGCAGCTTTTGGAAACTTTTTCATTTGTCCTGCTGATCTTGCACAGAAAGACTTTCTTCTTTTTGCTGCTTTACTTCCCGGTTTTACCTTTCCTGTTACTGCAGTTTGTAGCTTTGATCCGGGGTTTTTCTTTCTGTAGGCTGCAACCCCTTTCTTAGTCATACCTGCACCAGATTTGGTAGGACGTTTATGACCACCTTTGATGGTCAATCCTTTCATTCCTGTTCCTTTACGCTTTGGTTTTGCGGCTCTTGGCATTTGAATATTTCTTCTTGAATGTTCTTACGTTGGTAGGCTTGCCTCCTACTCCTTGTGCTTTTGCTCTCTTCCTTGCAACAGCACTCCGAATCTGACCTTTGCTCATGCTCTTTGCAGTAGACCTTGGTACGCATTTAGGATACTTTCTTTTACTGCCTGTAGCTGATTTACGACCACACTGTTGAAATTTACCTTTTTTCTTTGGTGCGCCTATGTCAACCCAATCACCCTTTGGGCCTTTTCCAAACCATTCTTTTAAACTCACTTGTATGTACCACCACGTTTCTTATAGGTACGTACTAGCCAAGCATTTGCATAT